ATATTACATATAACCTTATCCAGTGTAGAGTAGAGGGTTGAAAAATACTCTACACTATTTTTATTACACTGATAGTTGTCAGTATAAATAGAATACTATGGGCACTAATTGAGAAAGATATTCAGAGATGGTGGGATTAAAACACTGATTGTGAAGTATTCATGGGAGCAGTCCTTGTACGATACTAATAGAGGATAGCTTGTATTTTATACAAGTACACAATGATGATAGCGTGGAGCTAAAGTCAGCACTCTATTTTATATTTAAAAACAATGAAACAAACTAATTTAGAACCTTTATTTACAACATTAACAGAGGTACAGAAAACATTCCCAGAAGTTATAATAGCTGGAAGCTTGTCCTTAATATTACAAGGATATGAATTAGATAGAGAGGTAGGAGATTTAGATTTATTACTCCCAACCGTATCTAATTCTAGAACAGGTCATATGAATATTAGAGAGTTATTACTCCAACACCCAGACTCTGATCATAGATCTATGGATCATTTTCAAGGAGGTAAAATATTAGGAGTTAATGTGGATATAAGACCAGTACCTATAAGTCATCCTTTTAATATACTTAGAAGAACAGACATAAACTTGCTATTTAAAGTTAATCGTATTGAAGAAGTTCTTAAGTATAAAATAAGATACTCTACGGGGGTTATGGGTATAAAACACTTAGAGGACATACTATTCTTAGTAACTTCTAATAAAAAATCTATTTTACAAAGAATTAACGAATTAGAATTATGAATATAAAAGACATTAAAGTAGGAGATAAATTAAGAATGGGTACTACTGATCATAAGTACTACACAGAAGTGGGTATTAATGATCATAATAGAGGGAGATCAGATAATACTATTGTGCATGTAGAGAGTATTAGGACACAAACAACTTTCGCAAGTGGGTATACCAAAGATTGTGTTAGAATAGAGACTAAATTTTCTAAGCTAGCTGCGTATCCTGATAACTGGACCTGGGTATTTCCTGAAGATTTATCTCCTGTGAAAACTATTAAGCAACAATTTGAGGAATTAGAGCTATGAATCAGGAGGAATTAGAAAGCGCTTTTAATGTTATTGAACTGCAGAGAGAGTTAGACATTGAATTATGATGGAACATAAATATAAAATAGGAGATAAGGTAAAATTCTTAAATAAAGCTGTACAGGATAGGGATTACAGGAATCTATATAGAAAAACAGTTTTGAGTATTGAAAACGATGTACCTATTCAAGAGGCTATAGTATTAGGACAACTTTCCTCAGTTCACAGAGATACTGGAAGGGAGTACCCTGCTTATAGTATGGTATTAAGAAGCCCCACTACTTCATTTACTTACAACGTCCTAGAAGATGATTTAGAACCTGAAAAAACAATAATAGAACAATTTAATGAACTAACACTATAAATATGGCAGGAGCTTTAACCTATTCCCCAGGTAAACCTAGTACCTGGGATGTAGTCTACTTAGTAAATGGAGTATGCAAGGAAATACTTGAATACAACAAAACTAAGAAACTAGCTAATGGTTTAAAACAGAAATATGCAACAACACATAAACTAGGAAGGATAGAAGTGGTACCAAACGGTACTTATAAATAGTAACCTAAAAAAGTAAGTATGAAAAAGTTTATTGAACAGATGATACTAGCTAATTTATGGGCAGATAGCCTACATTTAGTTGGTACCAAGAGAAAAGAAAAGATGTATGCTTTTATTCAAGCTACACTTGACTAAGAAATAAGTATCCTCAATGATTCTATTCTTTTAATAGCATTGTTTCTAAGATATTCTATACTATAGAGTTTATTGAGGATACTTTTAGACATTAATGAGCATGATCCAAATGGGATGAATCCCTATGATGTTGAGAACTACGCCCCCGAAACAAGAACCCAGATGAACCAATATGTACAATTGGCAATAAGTTGGTTAGGGGAGCCTCGCTGAAGGATTAGTGTACACAATTAGAGGGGTGGTAGTAAACATCCCTCTTTTTTAATAAAAACAAATTATGGAATTATGAGTGTAGAGAATCTTAAATACAAATATATTGTAAAGAATAATGGGAAGAATAATTCAGGAGGTATCTGGGTATGTTTTGATAAAGGGGAAGTAGTTTACAGCGATACTCCCTTAACAGTAGGACATCTTTTCATCTACACAGATGATTGCTCTATAGGACAGTTTATATGTGCAGATCAATTAGAAGCTTTTGACTCCAGAACAGTATTACAAAAAATAAATGAAATGGAATTATGAAAGAACATAAATTTAAAGTAGGAGACATAGTTCGTTTTAAAGGACATAATGAAGCAATAAAGTATAATGTATCTCTTTACTGTGATACGGCAATTGTCTTTAATAATCCTGTTCAAGTAGAGATCCTTCAGGCAGGGTCTCCCCAAAGATTTAGCACTGATAAAGGTAATAGACCTAGATTTTGTTATAAAGCCAAAGCAATTGAAGGCGGTGAAAAAGCTGAAAAATTAAATAACATACTACATGGGGAAGGCTTTTTTGTGTTAGAAGAGGATTTACTCGCTAATAAGACCATATTAGAACAATTTAAAGAATTAGAGATATGATGGAATTTTTTTACTCAGTATTAATAGTACTGACAATAACAATGGGGTACTTGATGCTTAATTCTTTAATGAATGATATTATATGGCCCCAAAGATACAAACCAAGAGGATGGAGTACTTTTATAATATACCTAAGTATATTTGTAATACTTCTTATCTTTGTAACAGTATGTACAGTAACGTATTTAAAACAATAGAGATACCGTACACTTAATTAGGTTGCAAAAACACGTATTTCAAAACGATGTACGACAAAGAAAACGACAAAAGGGAAACCGTTTACCCTATACAATAGAACGGATTAAAAACCTTCGTAATTATGAAAGCTAAAATATATGCAGGAACGTCCATAGAGGACAAATGCAGAAAACAACTACACCCATTTTCAGAAGTATTAAAGGCGAAGTCAATTATTGATTCAAAAGAAAACATAATGACATATTCAAATAGCCCTGATTTCATTTCTACCATAAAGCACTATGGAGAGAAAATTGGCTATGAATGTGAGTTTTTTCTTGATGGAAAAAGTTTCGGAAATGATATTGAACCATTATTCGAGGATTTTAACAAGGCTCTTGATTTATTAGACACGATTACTAAATAACCTTGATATGAGTGAAAATCAAAAACACGCAAAAGACATGATGATTATGTACGGAACTAGATTCGTATCATTCCTTGATGAAAATCAAGGAAGATTATATTATGAAGCTGTTTGGTGCGAGGGAAATAATGAATACCTAATTATTAAACGTTCAAATAAATAACACTATGAAAAACATAAAAGGATTTCAGAAACTAGCTATTCAGATAGCAATTTTATCATTCTCAATGATTGCCCTATCTTTTTTAACAGAAACACAATTATGGCTAGACTATTTCAATTACGATGCCATTTTAAAGGATGACGGATGTTATCATGGATTTAATAATAGGTGGGTGACATACCAACATCATCATTGGAACTATAGAGGCTGGGTTTATTTTATTACTGGGTGTGTATATTTTATATTGTCTATTATTAAGATTGCCACTTCACATAATAAAAAAGACTTTATTAATTAAACCTTAAAATTATGAATAACAAGTACAAAATTACAATAGAAGCACCTTTGCTTAGAGCAGGGATGAAGATAGAAACTGAATGTAGCGAGAAATACGTGAAGCCAGTAGCAGACAAACTTTTGGAAATAGTAAGAGAAATAAACAGCAAGAAATAATTTTTATTGTTTATAACAAGCGGATATAGTACATTAAACGATTTAGTAACCACCAAAACAAAGAAGGATGAAAAAGAATTTCTCATTACAATTTTTAGAAGACTTTCAATATGATGCTGAATTTTACGCATTGTATAAATCAATGGAAATAGGAACAATGACACCCTACCAAGTTATAGAACACTTATGTAGAGGTAAAAAAGAAGTAACAAAGACATTAGAAGAGTTTATAATTAATTCACCTATTGGCAGTAAACTAACTAATTTGCCGAAAGATTAACCACTAACAAAGAATAGAATGGCACAAAGAAAACTATCTCCTATGGAGATTTATAAAAGAGCAAAACATGATGGGCTTTGGGTAGATGGCTCTGAATTTGATGGAGATTCTCAATTTCACCAAAATTCCAAAGGACAGCTATTCCATGAATGGGTTAAAGAAAAACAAAATCAATTTGTCACAGAAGTAGAAGAAGACGAAGATTACTTAGGAAATAAACTAAAACAAATAGAAATTATGGAAAATCCAATAGATGAATCAGATGAAAAAATCATAGAAAGATTAAAAGCAGAGAACAGAGGGTGGCGAATAGGTTACTGGATCTGTTGGTGGCTTCTCTTAGGAGAAACTATCTTATTATTTACTTTAAAACATTAAAATATGGAAATGCTATTAATAATTATTTACCTAATAGGGAGTGTACTCGCTTTTGGGCTTTATGCAGGAGTAGCATATTCAATTACTTCAGAGTTTGTCCCTATGATAAAACCTAAATACAAACATCCTCTACTAGATTGGAATGCTTGGCTATGTGCTGCGCTTTCCTGGGTAGGAGCATTGCTTGCTATTTATGCAGGTATATCCCATGGGTGCAAACCAATACTTAAATACTCCTATAAGAAGTTATGGGATAAATGTAATCCAACAAAACAATAAATTAAATATGAGTGAAGAACAAAGTACTGTGATAGATGCTAAAAGAAGATCTTTTGGTGGAAAAACTAAAGACTTTAAAGATAAAGAAGAAAGAAATAGAGAGAAAAAACATCTCAAAGCTTATCTTAAAGGTCATAAGTTCTACTTTCACGGTTTCGTAACTACCCCAAGGGGGAGAGAAAGGGCTATGTATAAAGTACATGAGAATTGGACTTAACCTAGCTGAATTGTTAACCTAAAATCAAATATTATGTCAGAAGAAGAAAAAGAAGCATGGGAAAATCAAAGAGAAGAGAATTTATTAATCAGCATGAAGGTTATATGGTTAGAATATCGTACTAGGTACCTAAAAGGTATAATCACCTATGAGCAAATTATAGCATGGGATGGTATTAATAAAAAATTTAGAGAGTGGTTTAACTGTTATGCAGATTATAACTGTATATTACCACTCCATCAATTAAACTAATAAATGGCAAAAGGAAGAAGAAACGACTATGTCCAGGGTCTAATTACTGGAAAATTTGAGGACAAAGTAGACGCAACAACTGGTAAATCAGTTAGAGTATTTGTGCCCCGTACTAGAAATAAGTACAATACAATAGGAGGGCTATTGTCACAAGCAGATCATTTATCACATCAAGAAGTTCTTGAACGTGAGGGTATTATTTATCCAACTCTAGTCATTGACTATAGTGTGTTCAAGAAAAGACCTCGAGAAAAGAGGTATTTGGTGAAAAGAAAGTTGGAGCATAGACAGAGTCTACGTAAAGCTGGATTTAATCCAAATAACAGATTAAATATTTCCGCACCAATGCGGTTAAAATAGTTAGTCATTAGGGTAGGAGTAAAAAGACTTCTACCCTTTTATTAATCTAAAAATTAAAAATTATGACTATATACCAAATAATTAGCTATGAGAACAGAGCCAGAAGATATAGAGTTAGCTATCAGAATACCTTTTAATCCAAATTTCAGAATTGGGGATAAAGTTAAAGTAAAAGCAACCTACTCTTCAAGTCCATACTACAAAGAATATATGGAAACTACCATTGTAAGTATACATACTGGTAGGATAACTCATTGGTATTATTGTGATGCAATACCAAAAGAAGGGATAGGACAAAGTCATTGGCATGATGTCATTCCTGCTAAAACATTAGAAGAAAAATTTAAAGAAATGGAACTATGAAAAAAATATTATTAATTGCAATGTTACTTATCGGGATGGTGGGTACTGCACAGAAAGAAAGTTTAGGAATAATAGAACGCACTACAGAACAAGTTTTATATGTAGTAGACACTATAACCATTGAAACAAAGTATACTTGTTATTATGATAGTGTCACATATGAATCTGGTAATGATGTTTATTATCATTGTCAAGGAGATACCGATATAATATTGCTAAACGCTTCTTCTCCTTCTGGAATAGAGACTTTAGTATATTTATATACAGAGAATGGAGAAAGGAAAGTAAAATTACATAAGTTAGCAGATAACTTGTGGTATAGAGAGCCTTAAATAAGATTTGTGAGTTATGGGTTTTCTGCACGTAAAAAAGAAATTCCTTAGGTTAACATAGAGAGGGGAGGGTACGAGCTCCCCTCTTTTTGATAAATTAAAATTATGTAATGAGTAGAAAAACTAAATTAATGGCTAAGATTCTTCATCAAGAAGGGTGTGAAAGGTCAGAAGGTAAAAAAGGGGCAGTATTAAACCAAACCCTAGGAAAACAATTTGCTACTTCAGTAGTAGATTATAAAATAGAGAATGCTAATATCTTCACCAGACGATTCTGGAGAGGTGTTAGAGAGGACTTAGAAAAGAGATAGAACCTTCAAGCGACCTCAGGGTTGCTTTCTATATAAAGTGTCCAACAATGCTTTGCTTGTCCCAAACAGGGTAAAGTATAATATTAATTCGATTTAACTACGTAACCTCTCAAAAGAGAATGAGTCCGAGGATCTCACTCTAGATGTAATAAGTTAGACAAAGTAAAATCATGAATTATGACAACAGGACAAATAGTTACTGGGAAACCAGGACTAATGGACGAGTATCAGAAAGGTCTAGTAATGGACGAAGATGGTTCATCAATGCTTATTTCCATTACGGAACATGAGTTTGATGAGAGCATGGTTGGAGAGGAAATCTGGGTTGAAAAAGAGGACTATAGAGTTCTTGACAACTTTGGTAATGCTCCAGTGTATGACGCACCAAAAACTGATATGAATCAAGCACGGCTTTTAGGTTTAGTGCGATAAATAGAACCTAACACATGAGTAATAAGATGCATGAGGTGTCTTAATTTTTTATTAATTGTTTAAACAACAAAAATTATGGCTGAGAAAAAAACAGGCGTATTAGCGTTAGCATTAGCGCAAGTGAAGAAGTCCGATGGTGACAAAGCACAGGACAGGGTAAAGAAGCAAGTTAGAGATAACGAAAATGATTGGCGTAATGCTTCTCACGTTTTGTTAGTGGCTGCTGAATCTGCAGAAGAAGCTCTTGAAGCTTTGAATTCAGATCCTACTGCAAGTGCAGACCAATTAATTACTGCTAGTAGAGCAGCAATGTTGGCTCGTCAAGATTACGACACTATTCAAGAATTGGCTAAGGCTCGTTTCTAATAGAAATGTAACAGCAATAGAACCCCCTTGTTATTGGGACAGGGGGGTTTTTATTTTTTAACTTAATGATATATTTAGTAACTGGACAGAGGAATCTGTTTGAGAACATGGGTGCTGATGTATGTTTTGCAACTACAGAAGATTTACTAGAATATTTTAAAGACCATACAGAAATAGATTTCGATACAGAAACAGAAGGATTTGATCCATATACTTGCAAATTATTATCAGCTCAATTTGGAGATGCTAAAAATCAGTATGTAGTGGATTGCAATACAATATCAATGCAAGAGTTTAAGGGACTACTGGAAAACCCTAATATTTGCTGGAATATGCAAAATGCTAAGTTTGACCTAAAGTTTTTATACCATCAGAGAATAGTCCCTAAAAAGATATTTGATACTTTCCTAGCAGAAAGGGTATTAACAACAGGGTTATTTAGGGCCAGGAAGGCTTTAGATTTCTTAGTTCATAAGTACTGTGGACAAACCATGGACAAAACAGTACGAGGCAATATACATAGAGAAGGACTTTCCAAGAGAGTTATTATCTATGCTGCCACAGATGTTGCTTATCTGGGAGAAATCAAAAGAAAGCAAATAGCTAAGCTTACAGAACAGAATCTTCTTAAGGCTATGCAATTAGATAACCTATACGTGAAAGTATTGGCTTACATAGAATACTCGGGCTTTAAGCTTGATAGAGATTTATGGATAAAGAAGATGGAAAAGGACTATGCTAATCTAGACAAAGCACATACTGCTTTAAATGATTGGATTATCAATAGTGAGTTCAAAGAATACATAGATACACAATTAGACTTATTCTCTGAGGATTTAAAATGCAGAATTAATTGGTCTTCCTCTAAGCAAGTAGTAGAATTCTTTAAGAAATTAGGAGTAGATACTCAGATAAAGGACTCTAAGACAGGAGGATTTAAAGACTCTGTAGATGCTAAGGTAATTAAGCCTCAGAAAGATTTATCCCCTATTATCCCTATTTATTTACAGTATAAAGGGTATGAGAAAGTAGTATCTACTTACGGAAATTCCTTTCTAAAAGCTATTAATCCAGTTTCAGGGAGAATTCATACTCAGTTTACTCAGATTATGGATACAGGAAGATTATCTTGTGGGGGGAAGAATAGATCTACTAAGGAAGAGTATATAAACTTTCAGAATATACCAGCAACACCAGAAGATAGAGAAGAAGATATGGTATATGCTAGAGATTGCTTTATTCCTGAAGAAGGTTACAATTTTATTGTAGCTGATTACGCAGGGCAAGAGCAAATAGTTTTAGCTAACCAAAGTCTAGATAAAGATATATTAGAATTTTACGATAAAGAACTGGGAGATATGCATAGTTTTATTGCATCTAAAATCTACCCAGAAATTGGAGATGACTTAAACCAGATTAAAAAGAACCATAAGAATAAAAGACAAATAGCTAAAAGTGCTGGATTTGCTATAAATTATGGCGGAAATGGGATCACGATAGCTGATAACTTGTCTATATCACAGGAAGAAGGAGAAGAAGTATATGAATCATATTTCAGAGCCTTCCCTGGACTTAAAAACCACTTTGCTAAAGCTAAACAAGGTGTACTCAATACGGGTTATGTAGAGTTTAATACATTAACTAAAAGAAAGTCTTATATAGATTTCTTTGACGAGTACAAGAAACTTGAAAAGAGAATTAGAGAGTATGGTTTCTGGGACAGATATAGAGCAGGAAAAGCTAATGATACGCATGAATTTAGAACTGAATTAAGACCACTAGTAAAAGATTTCTTTAAGTACCAAGGTATGATGGAAAGAAAGTCTTTAAACTATCCTGTACAAGGAACCTCGGCAGAGATTACAAAGTTGGCTGGAGTGTACTTATTTAATCATTTAGAAGAACAAGGTCAATTATTTGATACTTGGCTACCTAATGTAGTTCATGACGAATTATTAGTAGAGTGTAAAGAAGAATATGCGGAAGAATTAGCCAAAGTAGTAAAAGATTGTATGGAGAAAGCAGGAGCTAGATACTATACAAGAGTACCACTTAAAGCTGATCCGTATATCGGTAAAGATTGGTGTCATTAAAAATTTTAATTATGAGTAGAATAACTTTAACGCTTGCAAATACTATTGCAACACAATTAATGAAAAAGAAAAGAAATAAGGAGAATGCTTTAAAAGATAAACTAGGGGAATACGCATATCAGTGCCTAAAAACTAGAGTCCCTAAAGAAATTATCAGTCTTTATGAGAAAAAAGTAGGGAATGATTATTTCAAAACAAGTAATTATGGGTATTTCACAGGGGTAGGCCTTGGTTATACTTCTATATACTTTACTCCTAATATACCTGTTAAACAAAATGGAGCTACACAAGTTACTGACAGGGAGGCTACTAAATTAGCTGATCTACAATATAAATGGAAAGAAGAAGTAAAAGCCAATAATGAGCTACAAAAAGAAATAGAAAGAACTTTAGTAGGTCTAAGAACGTATAAAAGAGTAAGAGAAGAGTTTAAAGAGGCAGGAAAATATTTACCAGTAGAGAATCTAGTAAAGAATACAACATCTTTAGTTGCTAATATAGACAAACTTAGAAATAAGTTGAAATGAGTAGAAGGGAAGAGCTGATAAGGAAAGGATTGAATAAATGGGCTAAGAGCTTATTTAAAGGAATCCTTAACTATGCCACTGGTGTAGGAAAATCCTATGCAGCTATTTTAGCAATAAAATACGTTGTAAAGAAGAATTCAAAAGCTAAGGTATTAATAGTATGTCCCACAGTAGCAGTTATAGATAACTTTATGGCTGAATTTACTAAATTCAAGGAAAAATCCTTATTAAATAACTGTGAATTTATATGCTATGCTAGTATAGCTAAGCAGAAAGGAGAGTATGATTTAGTAATCTTAGATGAGATTCATCATGTAGTTACAGATAGAAGAATGATCTTCTTTAAAAGAACACGTTATAGAGCTTTATTAGGATTATCAGCGTCTCTTACTCCGCTTCAGAAGATTAAATTAGCGCCCTATTGTAGGGTAGTGGATAAACTAGATTTAGAAGATGTAGCCTCAGAAGGCTTTATATCTAACTATACTATAATAAATTATCCAATTGAATTAACAAAAAAAGAAAGAGAAGACTACGATAGATATACAAATACTATCAACTGGACTTACTCTAATTTTAGTAAACAAGCTTGGCGAGCTATTACAGCTAGAGCCTCCTTAGTTTACACAGCAAATAACAAAATTAAGACAATAGACAAGATTGTGGACTTATTCCCCGATAAATACGGGATTATATTTTCACTTAAAAAACAATATGCAGAAGAAATAGCTGATAAACTCGGGACTATATGTATAGCAATACATAGTGGCCATACTAAGAAACAAAGAAAAGCTAAATTAAAAGCTTTTAAGGACGGTAGAACTCGAGTTAGATTAATATCAGCACCAAAGATATTAGATGAAGGAGTGACGCTCCCAAGGTTATCATATGGTATCCTAGTGGCAAGATACTCTAAAGAAAGACAACATATACAAAGTATAGGACGATTATTAAGAAATGATATTGAAAATAAGCATTCTATAGCGATTAGGCTTTATGCTAAAGATACTGTAGAAGAGAAGTGGGTAGAACAAAGTCAAAAAGAATCAAATGTAATAAAAGTGGAAAATTATGGAGAACTTAAAAAAGTCATTAGAGAAATCCAAAGTCTTGGAACTTGATGTCATGATACCATTAGTACAGGAAGAATATCCTGAAGCTACTAGTAATCAAGATATTGCGAAGTTAGTATCAGATATTTTCAAAGTGCAGTGTTCTTTTATGGACATAGCAGGATATACAGAATGTCAGTTTATAGCTAACCAGGACTACGAATTGGAAAGCAAACGTCAAGAGTATGGACATAGTTATTAACTTGAAAATACTTAGTGACCATAGCCTTACACCAAGTTGGTATGCGTACTTACTATGTTGCTACAAGGAGGAGCCATATCTATGTGCTAGTCCTGATAAACAAGAAGAGTATGCTATTGCTCTTGAAAAAGAGGGTTGGTGTAAAAGAGGACCAGAGAAAATCATTATCAGACAGAAGTTTCTAGATCTAATTAAAGACCTAGATACTTCTCCTGACAATGTAAACTCTTGGATTGAAGACTGGAGAGAACTTTGGCCTAAAGGGGTAAAATCTGCAGGTAGACCTGTTAGAGGAGACAAGCAAGGAGTCATCAAAAAAATGATGGCATTCTGTGCTCAATACCCTGAATACACGAGAAGCCAGATATTTGAAGCTACTAAACTATATATATTTGATAAAAAATTAAATAATTTTACTTACATGACTTGTGCAGACTACTTTATTTATAAGGAAGTTAAACGAGGTGATAAAACATCTTTACTAGCTTCTTTGCTAGAGGATTTAGATGGGAAAGAAACACATTTAGAACAATTAGAAAAAGGCGGGGGTAGTTCCTGGCATAAAGAAGTATAATATGAAATTAGAAAGAAAATACAGAAGGGATGTCCCTATAGAACAAATATTTGAGGAAAATAAGCATAGGGTAGTTATAGCAAGAAATGGTAATCTTCAACAAGAAGTAATGTTAATTGGGTACCATAGCCTAGGTAATATATTATTAGGAGTAAGGTTACCTTCTTGTGAAAGAGAAAACTTTAAACCAAGTGGAAGCAGGCACTCAGGTGATAAGGTTAACTTTCCTGAAGATTTTCCTATAGAAGGATTATTAAGAAGGGAAGATTATTTTGTTATGAGAAGAAGGCATGTTACTAATCCCACTTCTAGGGAGGCTATGCCAGAATTTTGTAATAGAAAAAGTTTAGTAGAAGCCTTTCAAAATATGGAACTATGAAAAGAGAAGTAGATGTAAAGGATATATTCTTAAGGCACAAACATGAAAAGTTTGTAGTTGAAGGAGATGGACAAAGAGCTGAAACTTATTACGTAATAGGTTATCTGCAGCATGAGCCTTCTAAAGGAAAACAAGAGGATGATGAACTTCTTGTATTCTGTTCTCCTTCACTTGGGCTTAGTTCTTATGAAGGAATAGGAGGGCCTTATAGTACTAATGACGAATCAAATGATTCTGATGTAGTAGAAGAATTAGAAGATATGAACTGTAATGAAGATGGAGATTACACTTTCTATAGTGTAAGTGCTAAGCATATAAAAAACATATGTCCTCAATTCTTCAAATCAATACTACAGCAATTTAGAGAGTTAGAATTATGAGTACATTCAGAGCACAGCAGATAGTAGAAGTTAGAGATTCAGACACAGATCCTTGGCTTAAAGCAGTTTTTCTAACTTATGGCACTATGTCAAATAAATTCCCTTTTCAGGTTAGAATGTTAGAAACAGGAAAATACACTAGGGAATTAATAAACGGGAATCCAACAATTTATACAGCTTTCATAGGAACTGAACTTCTATGGGCGCAATGTAGAGTTCCTAAGACAATATTAGAGCAATTTAAAGAAATGGAGTTATGAGTGAATTTAAAACAGGAGATAAAGTACTAGTCAGAGATGAAGACACTGAAGCTTGGGTTGAAGCAGTTTTTATTCAAAACCATGAAACTGGAACAATTTCTACATTCACCTATAAGTTCCAGGTAGAGATGGTAAATGGAGGTACCTATCTTTATAAAGGGAGTTTAAAGTCGTATAGTAAGGAGGCTTTATTAAATTGGACTCAATGTAAACCATATAAAACAATTAAAGAACAATTTGAAGAATTAGTACTATGAGTGATAAAATAGAAGTAGGGACCGTCTTAGTATGCCATACTGATTTAGTTATGAATGAAGGTAATGAAATAGAAGCAACTAAAGGAAAGGAGTATCCTGTTATTAGAACAAGGGGGAGTGAACTTACTATTCAGAATAATAGTAATAGAGCGCATAACTTTAATACAAATCCTAGTCGTAGCTCTTTCAGAAGCTGGTTTAAAGTAAAAGAAAAGAAATCCGTAATGGAACGGATAGCAGAAATAGAACTTTGAGTAGTATATTTAATAGAGCTCTAGGTCAAATAGAGGATGGATTAAGTGGGAATAACGCAGGTATCCCTATTCCATTTACAAGACTTAGAAAGTACTTGCCTAACATCCAGCAAAAGACCTATTATTTAATAGGAGCAGGAACCAAAGTGGGTAAAACTTCTTTTGCTGATGATGTCTTTTTCTATGGAGCATATGATTACATAAAGAAATTGAAGGCAGAAGACAAATTAGATGGATTAGAATTAGACATTGATTATTTCTCTTACGAAATTGATAGTGAAACTAAAATAATAAAAGGTATAGGTAGAAAACTATGGCATGAGTACGGGATAATTGCAGATGCTAACACAATATTATCCAGAGGAGAGAATCACTGCTCTGGAGAAATATATGGTTTAGTAAGAAGTTTCCGAGAATATTTTGAGGAAATGGAAGATGTAGTTACTATTCATGATATGCCAGATAATCCTACGGGAATCTATAAGTACCTTAAAAAGAAAGCAGAAGATAATGGGCAAATTATTGAGAAAGATATCAACACAGATCCTAACGGGGATCCTGTAATGAGGTTTGATAGGTATATACCTAACAATCCTAAGAAATACTGGCTAGTGTTCATTGACCATATAGCACTGATGATGGAAGAAAGAGGTTTTAATACTAAGCAGAACATTGATAAAATGTCTCAATACTTAGTACTAATGAGGAATAACTATGGGATTAGTCCTATAGTAGTTCAGCAATTAGCTTTTGATTCTGAATCAGATGAAAGACATAAGCAAGGTAGATTAACTCCTACTCTAAGAGACTTTGGAGATAGTAAGTATACTACCAGGGATGCTAATGTTATAATGGCTTTATTTAGTCCTTACAGGTATAAACTTGAGAGATTTCAAGGATATAATGTACAGGCATTAGGTAATTCATACAGAAATTTGGAAATCATTGAGAACAGAGACGGAGAGCCTAATGTAAACCTTGGACTTAATTTTATAGGACCATGTGGAACATTTAGAGAGCTTCCAAAATCTAGTGATATGACAGAAGGTATGAATCAATACGCAGCTAGCTTAGAAAATGTAAAATCAAAATATGTCAAAAATGGAAATTTATGGGAACTGAGGCAGGAGTGAAGCTTGATGATGGGAAACTCTTTATGAGTTTAATTCCGCCAGAAACCATAATAGGATTAGCAGAAGTGTTAACTTTTGGAGCTAATAAATACACTAAAAATGGATGGCAAACTGTACCAGAGGCACAAGATAGATATAAAGACGCTCTTTTAAGACATTTCTACGCATTCCAAAGTGGAGAAACACATGACCCAGAAAGTGGGTTACATCATTTAAAGCACGTATTAGTTAATGCGTCCTTTTTACTACACTTTGAAGAAAACCCACCAGAGGTGGAGTAGAACCAAGGGAGTTATGAAGATTGCCAAGAGGCTAACCAAGGTAGCTAATCTTCTTGATGTGATAATCAAAGATTCATAACTCCCACCTTGGGAATTAAAAATTTTATGTCAAATACAGTAAATATAACACTACCTTCTGAAAAGAGTGTAGTAACTAGACATGACCCCCGAATCTTAATACTTTATGCACCGCCTAAGGCGGGTAAGACTACACTATTAAGTACTTTACCTAATAATCTAATTTTAGATTTAGAAGAAGGTGCTCAATTTGTGGAAGCTTTAAGTATTAATATTATAGGATGGGATGCTCCGAACACGGAGTCAGCAGAAGTAAAAGAAAAAAGACATAAAGAAAACAAACTTTACATGTCAGAAGCAGGAAGAGCTATAATTGATGCAGGGAAACCTTATGATTTTATAACTGTAGATACTGCAACTGAGCTTGAAGAAATGGTGAAACCACTAGCTCTTCAAATGTATCAAGCAACACCTATGGGAGGCAACTTTAAGGACGATATCCTTACCTTACCTCGTGGAGCTGGGTATTATTGGCTTAGAATGGCTTTTAAAGCTTGTATAGAGAAGATAACAAAGTTAGCAGATAATATAATACTAGTTGGACATCTAAAAGATACCTTTGTGACAAAGGAAGGAAAAGAAGTCCAAGCTAAAGACCTCGCATTAACAGGTAAAATCAAAGAGATTACTTGTGCAGGTGCAGATGCTATAGGGTATTTGCATAGAGGTAAAGATAATGAGCTAATCCAGTGATGAAATATTATGTGGGTCAAGATGCCCACAATTAAAGGGACAAGAAATTAAAATAGCTGATTATGACACTGAGGCCAATAACTTAGTGAATATAAGATGGGACCTAATATACCCAGACACAATTAAATAAAATGATGAGTAACGGAGCAATAGGAGCAGCAGCTTCCACCGATAAAATCCACATTAGTATATCTGATGTGATGAATCTCCTAAAAGAGGGGGTGACTCGTTGTCAAGGTGACAAAGGATACGATCCAGAGAAGGGGTCTATCCAAGAGAAATACGGGCTAAATAAATCCCAAGTAGGGAGATTATTTAAACATCCTAAGTTAAAAGGACTAAAGGTAAATATTCCTAGAGAAGAAGTTTTCCAAATTGTAGATGATACTGAAATTGAGGCATCAGAATCAACTACGAGAGGGGCTTATTCTTTTACTGAGAATATACCAGTCCAACCAGAAGCAGCATACGATATAACAGAATTAACCAGACCATCAGAACCAGCAGATAGCGTAAGCACTACTGATTCAGCTTTTGAAGTTAGTAGTCATACGCCAGAGAGTGTAGAAGAGGAAATAAATTCTTCTTCAGATTATTAATTTTAAATTTTAAATAAATGGGATACGGTTCAAGAACTGACGAAACAGGTGCAGAATTAAGAGCAGATGGTGCGGCACCAATATTAACTGGACAGAATGTAACAGGTAACGTAATTACTTACTTCGGGATGTCTAAAGATCAAGATGGTAATACAGTAGATAATAGAGCTGAGATTCAGTTTAGACAATCTAATGGTGCCAAATTTACTTATACTTTCTTTGACTCTGACCAAGGTTGGGCTCAGGATAAAGTTAATACAGAGCTTTTGCATATTTGTACTAAGCTTGGAGTAACTAAAGATGAGTATTATGCTGCATTGCCAGGAGAGAATATCTCTTTTACGTCTATGATTACTGCAATACAGGAGAATATTATGCCTAAAGCGGAGGGTAAAACATTTACACTTAAGATTGTTTATAAAGAAAACAAGAATAATGGTAAGTGGTATGCTCAATTCCCTAACTTCCCTAATTTTATTGAGGAAGATGGGACAAATCCAACTACTTTCAATACAAATCCAAAATATGATTTCTATACAATTCCATCAGCAACAACTGATAGTGAATTAGAAGCTTCGTCTTCTACAGAAAATGTATTTTAAGAATATTTAACGAAAAGGGAGGCCAGAGTGGTCTCCCCTTTCTTAACTTATAAGAAATTGTTATGAGGATAAGAAAGGAAGTAGCTAAGGATAATATCCTAGCAAAGATTACTTCTTATGATATATTCAAAAAATATGTTTCAGGTTTTGATAAAGTGGGAGTCTCTTTCTGCAGTGAGCTCAGAGTAGATAAAAATCCAACTTGTAAGATAATAAAGCTAGATGCTGGCTTATTTTATAAAGATTACGCCAAACCAGGTGTTATGGATTGCTTTGAGTACATTAAGCAAAAGTATACTGTT